TCGCCCTTCTCGCCGATCGGCCCGGAGGGCCCGACCTCGCCGCGCTCGCCGGCCGGTCCAGGCGCGCCGACCGCGCCGTCCTTCCCGGCCACGCCGTCGACGCCGTCCTTGCCGTGTTTTCCGTCCAAACCGTTGGAACCAGGTTCGCCGCGGAGCGAGAACAACCAGAGACCCTTGTCGCCCTTAAACCCGTTCTCCACCGCGACGGCGTACGCGCTGTCGCCGTCAATCCCATCCTTGCCGCGCTCGCCGTCAAGGCCCTCCTTCCCGTCCTGGCCCTTGTCCCCCTTCTCCCCTCGTTCGCCGGGGTCGCCCTTCTCCGGCTTGAGCGCCTCAAGGTCGAGGATGCGCTTTGCCAACGGCTCGAAGGCACGCAGGACGTAGGCCTCGACGCTGGAGAAAAGTTGCTCGGCGAGTTTCTCAAGCTTGGACACGAGGCGGCCTCGCGGTCGCAAACTTCGCGATCAGTGACGTCAGGGCAAGAGTCTCGTCGTCTTCCTCGTCCTCGTCTTCGTCGGGCGGCGGCGCCGGCGGCGGCTTCGCGGTGCCGAACGGATCCTCCTGCGCGTCGCGTTTCGCGAGCGCCGCGAGCGAGAAGTTCTGCTGCTGCATGTACGGCGTGTCCCCTCCAGGCACCGGAGCCCGACCCTCGGAGGCGCGAGCCTCGTCGGGCTTCAGTACTCCGGCCCGCATCGCGATCTCCGCCGTCTCGGCGCGAGTCTTCGGGTCCATCCTGAGCAGCGCTTCGAGGTCGAACTCAACGCCGATGTCGACGGGGAGCTTCAGCCCATCGTCGAGCAGCGCCTCGATCGCCTCGATGTTCAGCTGGAGCACCTGCTGGTAGTACTCCTGGTTCAGTGCCCCGATGTTGCTCAGGGACGGCATCGGGCCAAGGCCGATCTTGTACAGCGGGACGAGGAAAGCTCGCGCCACGTCCTCGCCGGTGAACTTCAGCTGCTCGATCAGCTGCGCCTGCTGAGCAGGGATCGTGAACGCCTCGTACTTGATCCCGTCCCCGGTCACGAGCAGACTGCCGACGCCCTGGCCTGAGAACTTGGCCTCGAAGTCGCGCTTCATCCGGTCGGCGGTCGCGTCGTCGATCTGCCCAGGCGCGGTCAGGTGGCCGCTGGGGCGGCTCATGTTCTCGAAGAACTTCGAGCTGTTCGTCTGGATCCTGGCGCCCTCCGTCCCGGACGCGGCGGCCGCGTAGAGAGGCGGGATCCCGACCAGCGGGTGAAAGAGGCAGATCCCACGGTCGTGGACGATCTCCGACGCCGGGACGTTTGGCGCCCCGGTCACGATGCCGGCGAGCGCGTCCGACGAGAGCTGATAGAGAACGTCGCCGTCCGGAGCGACCAGCGGAAGCACCAGCTGGGGATTGAGGACGTGCATCTCGACGACGACGCCGCGCTCGTCGCGCTCCTTCAGGACGTACGTGTTCCCCCAGATCAGCTTCGAGGTCATCCAGGAGTGGATGAACTGGAGCCGCGTCTGATATCGGTTCGGCTTGCGAAGGACGGGGGAGAATGCCCCAGAAAAATCCTCGGTCCAGAACCCCCCGACTCGTCTGAGGAGCTTGATCCGGAGCTTCGCGATGTCGCCCGCGATCAGCGAGATGCAGGCGAAGACCGCGGAGAACGCGAGCAGCGTCTGCGTGTTGTCAAGTACGACGTTCCTCTGCCACGCGCCCGAGAAGGCCTCTGTGAAGATCCCGAACCAGCTCCCGGCCCGCGCCGGCAACATGATGCCGGTCTGCTTCTCGACGAGTTGGCCGCGAACCGACCGCGGCTTCCAAAGCTCGACGCCGAAGAGGCGCACGTCACGCCTCCTTCGACGCGCGTCGCTTGCGGGCGCCGTTGAACGGCGACCGGCCGACCATCTCCCTGGTCTGGTACGTCTGCTCATCAACCCTCGCTCGACCCAACGCGATCAGTAGGGCGACGTGGCCTTGTTCGGCCTCAAACCGGTCTCCCACCTTCAGCCAACGCCCGGCGTACTCGTGGTGACCCTCGGTGACCATCTTGACGGTCTTCGACATGCTCTCTCCTCCCGACGCGAAGGGTGATCCCGGGCGGGGGAACCTCCCCCGCCCGGGGGTAGGCTGCTACGGTTACGCGTACGCGTTGCTGCGGATGAACTGAACCGCCTGGGTCCGACGCTTCGCCCAGTTGATGTACCGGACGCCCTTGATCGCGAGCGAGTTCGTCTGGAACATGCTCACCATCGTGGTCGCGACGGTGCCGCCGGTCGACGCGTTCGTCGGGTTGTCAAGCATCTGGATCGACGCCTCGTTGCTGATCGAGATGTTCACCTGCCCGTCGTCGGCGAGGAAGACCTCGCGGGGCTGGATCAGCACGATCATGTTGCCGAAGTCCGGCGAGCCGGTCATCAGCGCGCTCTGCGAGACGACGACCGGAAGGCCCAACCACGTCCCGCCGTTCACGGAGAGCGTCGGGAACTGCGGGTTGCCGAGCGACGTCTGCATCAGCGAGAGGGCGAGGGCGGTGGTCGCCGTCATCACCCACACCGCCGGCGCCAGGTCGATGTTCGCCGAGATCAGCGGGGCGAACACGTTCTTGACGTCGGCCGCGATCGCGGCGAAGTTCGTGCCGCTGGCCGTGACCGGCGTGACGCCGTAGGTGAGCGAAGGCGGCTGGATGTTCGTCTGCCCGCCCTGCGTCGGGTCGATCAGCGAGGTGTCGGCGAACTGCGCCAACTGATCCCCGAGATCGTTCCTGACCAGAAGCTCGGCCGACGGCGAGGAGCTGCGTGCCAGCTCGTCGTCGATCGAGAGCAGGCCCGCCATCTTCGCGATCCCGAGCGTCGCGCTCGACGTGGTGAGCTTCGACATCGGCACCGGGAGACCTTGCCCCACCCAGTAGCCCGTCGACCCGCCGGTCTGAGAACCCACCCGCATGTTAAACGGCACCATCCGGAAGCCCGGGATCCGCCCGAGGATCGTCAGAGGGCGAAGGAACTCGATGAACTCCGCCTGCAGGTTCTGAGCGTAGACCAGCTCGGACGCCCACCCCGCGGTGGTCGTGTCTCCGGCGGCGACCGCCGCCTTGAGGACCGCCGCGACCTCCGGGGTCTGATCCATCCACCGCTTGTTCGCCAGCGCGATGTTCAGCGCCGCGTTCATGTCCCCGCGCGCCCGATACTGAGCGAGCGCGAACCGCGCCATTCCGATGCCCTTCTCGACGTTCGGCCGGACGATGATCGGTCCAGCCGAGCGCGACGCCTTCGCCTTCTCCGGGTCGAGCCCGGCCTCGGGCTTGATCGGCACGGCCTTCTCGACGTTCTCGACGTCGAGCTTGGCGAGTCGCGCCAGGTGAAGGTCGATCCGCTTGACCTCCTCCTCCAGCGCGTCGTACTGCTGCGCGTGCTCCTCGTCGAGCGTCTCGCCCTTCGTGTTGGCCGCCTCCATCAGCTCGTTCATCTGAGCCTGCTTCGCCTGACGGGTGGCCTCCCAGGAGGTGATCTGTTCCTTGATCGTCTTCATCGCTTTGCCTTTCGTGGGTTGAGGTCCCGCGACGCCGGGCTTTGGCGGCTTCTCCCGCTCGCCTGACGCGGCGATCGTTGCGAGATCTGCTGCCTTGATGGTTTGGATGGATGCGTCTATGTTCGCCGGGATCGTGACCGGAGACAGCTCCAGCCACTCCCAGCGAAGGAAGTGAATTCCGTTCGTCGCCTCGATGAACGAGTCCTCGATCGGCTTGAACCCGATCGAGAGCCCGCGCACGAGCCGGTGCTTGATCGACTGCCAGGCCTCGTCGAGCCGGTCCTTGAGCTTGCCGGGCTCGGGGATGTCCAACACCTTGGCCTTGACGAAGATCCCCTTCTTCGAGACCTTCGCCTCGAAGACCTCGCCGATCGGCTCGCGCGAGTTGTGCTGCCAGAGGAGCGGGATCGGGAGCGTGAACTCCGCGCCCTCCGGGTCAACGATGTCCTGAAGTCTGTCCGCCTTCGGCGTCGTCGCCCACCCGGTGATCTCTCGGCGATCCTCGTTGACCTCCTTGACCTCGAACAGCGAGTATGCCTTCTTCATGTGGCGCTCCTTAGAGGATGAACATCTGGTGCGCGGGGGCGACCCCGGCGTTGCTGACCTTCATCACGAACGCCATCAGGAGCGCTACCATGTCGTCGATCTTGTCCCCCGACCGCTTCCGGTCCGGGGCCATATTCATGTTCACGTCGTACCTGGCGACGAGGTTCGTCGCGCACCAGGTGAGGACCGGATCCCCACCGTGGACGAATCGCCCGGAGACGTACGATCGTTCGAACTCCTGCATCGCGGGGTGGTAGGTCTTCGGCCCCTGAATCACCGGGATCAGCTTGACGTTGTCCGGCTTGAGGTTCGTGACGAGCTGCGACGCGTTCCAGGTGTCGTATCCGATCGCGAGGACGTTAAACCGTCTCTTCACGTCCCGGATCGCGTCCTCAACCACGCGCTGGTCGTTCGTCGTGCCAGGGATCTGCTCCAGAACGTTGGAGGCGACCCAGCCGGCGTACGGGACCGTCCCGCGAGCCGTCCGTTGCTTGACCGCCTCCTCTGGAACCCAGCGCCGGCCCCAGGTGAAATAGGTCGAGTCGACGCACCAGAGGAGCCGGAGGCTGCAGAAGTCCGTCGTGCTCGCAAGGTCGAGACCGCCCCAGCACGGGAAGCGAGAGAGGTGGTCGAGGTCGATCGGCTGACCGCACGCCTTCCAGTTCGCGTATCTGATCCAGCCCTTCGCGGTCGAGCTTTGGCGGTTCAGGCGCTTGATCCGGAACTCGGCGAGCCGCCCCGGCATCTGCTTCGCCTCCAGGGCCGCCTTCTTGATCTCGACGAAGAGCGTCTGGTTGACCTCCAGGAGCGGGTTCGCCTTGATCCA